ACCCTGCGTCTCCAAATGTTAATTCTGTTCCACCTGCATTAACTACAACTGCTTTCTCTGCATTTGCACTTAAATTAGATACTATGTCTGCTAAATCTCTACATTTTGTCATATTTTACCTCGCTGTACATGGTACGTTATTTGAACCTACTAATGATTGACCAAATGCCATATATAAAATTGAATTTCCACTACCATTACTATCACCTGCATTTCCTCTAAATTTAAAACCATTACTTAATAAATCTATTGAAACATTATCAGCACTATTTTCAACATCACTAGAGTTTGCCATTTTATATGTTCTATTCCAATTACGATTTGTGCTATCCCACATCAACCAATTTCCAGTTGCACCATATTCTTTTACCATTAAAAATTTTACAGCAAATCCTGTATAAACAAATGCTCCATCAGCATTACCATTACCTTGATAAGAAGCAAATTTACTGTAACCAGTTTTATCTGCAAAGCAGTAAGCAATATAATCTTCTCCATTAGCATTAGGTACTGAAGAAGAACCTAATGAAAATACTGTAGTAGTTGGTGCTGTGTCATTCCAAGCTACTGATGCTGTAGTTCCTGCTACTGTGTTATTAAGTTTCATATATTTAGTAGCACCCATACCAGAATGGTAAACAAGCCAATCGTCTGCTGAGCCACTAATTTTCTTAACAAGTATCATTTTTGGTGCTACACCTAATCCATGTCCTACAGTTGCATTAGCACCTGTTCCTGTATATTTAACAATACTAAAACCACTTGTAGTATTTGCAGATACAGTTGATGTTATACTTCCATTAGAATTTGATGAACCTGTACCATTTGCTTTCCAGTTCCATGCAACATAATTAAAACCTGTATTTACAGTAACAGTATTTCCAACTGTAAAACCATCTGTTCCAAAAGCAGTTACACCAGCAGTCTCTGTTCCCTCTACGGCAGTAGAGTTAGAAGAAATATATTTTGTAACTCCTCTTACAGCATCATATAAAACATGAGATTGATTATTTGTATCGTTTCTATTTTTAATCCAAACTAAATCAGGTTGGTGTCCAACTCCTGTAATTGCTTGAGTTCCTGAATTACCTGTATAAAGTTTAGTATTAAAATAATCTGTAGATTTATTAATTGTTGTATATGCCATATTATTCGTTTAATCCTTTCGTACAAAGAGCCGTGTAACCAGATGGTACATCATACTCAAATATTCCTAATCCACTTGCGTTAGTTCCTGCACTACTAATCTGCGTAGAACCGAAGTAGCCATTGCCAAAGTTTGATTGAATGTAATCAGTATTTTGAACATTACCTACTGGCATAATTGTTTTACCAGACATATTGCCAAAAAAAGAATTTGCATTTGTGCCTGTATTAACTGCACCAGTTTTAGATGAACCAGATGTAGGATTTCCACTATTTATCCAACTTCCATTAATTCCTACATAAAAAGCAGAATTGTCCATATCTAAAGCAAAATTAACAATATCTCCTACTGAAATATTTCCAGTATAATTATCTGTATTTCCACCTACATACATTTTTACAATATTGCTAGAATGTTGATAAGTTTGAAATATTAGTGCATAAGAACTATTGCCAAACCAACTACTACTATTTGTATGTGTATCTGGAATACTTGCTATTCCAACTCCAGTACCACCATGCGAAACACTTCCCATAGCTTTTACTTCCCAATAATATTTTCCAGATGTTACTGCTAAGGTACAACCAAATCTTGTATTATGACTATCACTTCCTCTTACTGTAGTATTTCCATTAGTACCAGTAAATGTTCCACCTACCCATCTATCTAAAGGGTTCCATGTAGCAAAAACATTACTTGGACAATCTTCTGTTTTTGTAAGTGTACCACTAACTGTAAAGTCATTACTATTAGATGATGCGTCTGTTACTGAAGTACCATCTTTTAAAAGCCAATGTCCATTAGTACCCCAAGTTAAATCTGATGCTGACAAATCTTTTATTCTCCACTCGCCAGTTGTAGTATCAGTTTCTCCAAATTCAGTTGGTGCATAACTTTGACCATCACAATGTATTAAATGTGACATAGAACCACACCAATATCTTGATGGTGATGCTGCTTGGTATCTACCATACACCATTTTTTTCTGACCTAAATTCAAAGTTATATTTTGTGAAGGATATTGAGATGTTGGGTCGCCTCCACTAATAGTTTCTAATTCTTGAAGAACACCATTTACATAAATTCTTACTCTATCTGATGCCGTACTTTGTGTAGTGTCATATCTAAATACTAGATGATACCATGCGTTAGGGTCACGAAAAACCATTTTAGTATCTAAATTAAATTCTGAACTACCATTGTACCAACCCATTCTAAATTGGTCATCAACAAGGTGTAAATCTAATTTTTGTGTATGTGAACTTTCATTTTCGTGACAAAACAAAGTTTCATTTGTTCCAACTTTTCCTCTTTTAAACCACATTGAAAATGTAAAAGTAGTATCGCTAGTCACACTACTAGAAGCATTTCTGTATATATATGTTGTTGCCATTGTTAAAAGTTCTCCATAAGTTTAATTGAATTGTCCACCACCTGAACTTCCTGTGTAATAAACAGAAGTTAAACTAAAAGTTCTATCTGTAGTTTGATTTTCTGCGTCAGTTGCTCTGATTGTAAAATTGTAAGTTGTTGGTGTTGTTGAACTACCACCAAAATCGGAAGTAGTAATTGCCCCTGTTGAACTGTTCAAAGAACAATTCGCTTGTGAAGCATTTGTTAATACGTTTGTTGTTTCAGAATAAGTAATTGCACTATCTGAACTTGCAGATAATGTAGTAACTGTTCCTGAGAAATCTCCTGCCACACTTCCAAGTGAACCTGCACTTGTAGACCAAGTAGGTGCATCTGAAACTGTTAAAATATTTGTACCTGAAACTGTTGCGTTACCGTCAGGATTTTCTACTCTAATTTTATATTGTGCGTCAACACTTAAAGTAAAGTTAGCTGTAATTGAAGTTGCACTTGTAAAAGAAACACTATTAGCTTGATACCAAATACCTGTAGATGGATTTAAAGCCCACACTTGAGGTATTGATACAAAGTTAGTTCCTGCAATAACTACATTAGTTGCGTCATTAGTAATTGTACTTGGAGTACACCCTGTTGCTGTTGGTTTAGTTTCTCCAACTGAAACACTTCCACCTAAAGATACTGCTGAACCATTTATTGTAATACTATTGTTTGCCAATTTATCATTAGCGATTGAACCATCTAATTTAGCATTTGTAATACTTGGTATTCTAGCTAAGTTAATAGTTCCTGAAGTAATATCTGACGCTGCAATATTTGAAGCTGAGAATGTTCCGTATGCAACTACATCTACAACATCTCCTGCTGCTAACGCACTAGCGAAAACTACAGAAGTTCCTGAAGATACAGTTACGTCACCTGTATATGAACCTGAAGTATTTGATTGTCTAACTCCGTTTAAAAATACATCTACAAATCCTGCGTCATACGCAAGAGTATCACCTTTTGCGTCTGCACCTGTTACTGTAGTAGGTGTACCTGTAATATTATATGTATACCTTCTAGCTGTTCCGTTGACTGTGCTACCTGCCGCAGCCCAACCACTTGATTTGTAAACTTTTAATTCATTTGCCGTTGTATCAAAATAAAGGTCACCCACATCTGTTGAACTTGAAGGGGCTGAACTTGCTACTCTATATCTTTCAGCAAAAGAGTTAACTCCTGATAAATTAGTTGCAACTGTATTAACATTTGCTATTGAACCACCAACATTATTAACATTAGTAATAGCACCTGCAACTGTATTAACATTTGCTATTGCCAAGCCAACCGTATTTACATTTGCTATGTTTGTAGCAACTGTATCAATTTCTGAAGTAGCTTCGTTTAAATCATCTGCAACAGTTACAACTTCTGAAACTGCCTCTGCTAAATCATCTGCAACGGCTACTACTTTTGTAATATTTGTTGCTACTGTATTTACTGAAGCAATGTTTGAAGCTACTGTTCCAATATCAGTTGCGTCTCCTGCTACTGCTGTAACATTAGCTGAAATTCCTGCTACTGTTGTTACATCACTTGCTATTCCTGCAACTGTAGTTATGTTTGGTATGTTTGTTGAAATATAACTTTTGTTAACAACATCAGTATTATCTACTGGGTCAGCTATATTTTTAATTCTTTTACTTTGAGCGTCCCAATGAAAATCTGCATTGTCTAATTTAATTCTGTCGTTTGCGTCATCAATAGCTTCTTGAGACATATAGAAACCTTGATTAGAGTCCGTGTCTAAATCATTCTCTGTTAGAACTGAACCTGCTGCGTAGTCAACTAATCTTGAAGTTTGACTTGTTGTTCTTCTAATCTCGATTGAACTTAAATTGGCAGGGGCAGAATTAAAAGTTATCTGAGTTCCTGCACCGTTGAAAGTGAAAGCAGTTGTAGCTACACCATTAATAGTAACAGCAATATCAGCCTGGTCTCTATAAGAGAAACTTACTGCATATTGAGTAGTATTTCCGTTACCTGTATATCTTACAAATGAGTTAGCCATTATAATCCTTTTCTTATATTCCTTCTAATATGGGTACTTATTGTTGTCTTTCTTCAGGGAATTTCCCTGCTAAAGACCTTAAAATGTTTTGTACACCGATTAAATTGTAGTATGGCAATATACCAATTGCTTTATTTGCGTCCCCACTAGAAAATTGTCTATTGAGATTAAAGGTAGATTGCGAAATTGCCTGTATTGTAGGCACTAATTTTTGGAAGATTAATGAATAAGTAGGATTTCCTGTAATAATATTACTATCTAATCCACTCGTTCTATATCCAAATATAGGTACATCTGTATATAATGAACCTACTAAGTTTGCACCAATTGGCATTAAAGACGCAAAGGCTGCTCTTTGAAAAGCTGCTTTAGCAATAACGTCAGGTGCTAATCTAGTTTCTAAAAATTCTTCTTTGTTTGGGTGCAGTTGTGCTTGAATAGACATCTGTGCTGTGTACATCATTCCAGCCCAAATCATTGAGTTCATAAATGAGTCGAACACAATAGCGTCTCTCATTTTTAAACCATATAAAAATTGTTTAGCCCATGAAGTAAACATAAAGCTTCTAAACTGATAAGCTATTTGTCCTAAGTGACCACTAGCGTCCATTCCATATTCTTTTAAAAATCCGAAATAAGCTTTCTCTCCAATGTCAGCTTGTTGTACAACTCTATGTGCTAATCTTCTCATAGACATAATGTAAGCTGCTCTAGTTTCTAAAGCCCACTTATCAAAATTTGCTACAGCAATTCTAGTTCCTAATTCGCCTTTAGTCCATTTAGTATGTTTTGCAAATTCTTTATTAATTCTTTCTAACATTTGAGGACTAATTCCTAAGTCGTCCATTCTTAACTGCATACCTTCTTTAGTCATTCTATTTTTTCTTGCAGTTATTAATTTTGCAAAAGGGTGTTCACCTTTTCCTAAAGCAAAACTAGCCCACTTATGTGTAAACTCTGAAACTGTAAATACTTGCATAGATGAAGTTGTTCCAAATTGTCCTGACCAAGTATTTGTAAATCTGTTTCCTCTATCTAACCAATTCTCAGCTTTACTAATTGCATTTGGATTTACTCCTGAACCAAAGTCATCTATTCTGTTTGTAACCTGTTGTAAAAGTTTATGGTTACCAACATAACCTACAGTTCTATCTATCTCTTCTATAAATCTATTTTCTTTTTCACCATTAGCTACACGCTTCATTACACGTCTAAATTCAGGAACGTGTTTCATAGTGTATCTCCAACCAAGTAATCCTGTAACGTTACCCATTTCAGCCATGTTAGCAAAACCTACTTGGTTCATAACCCTTGAATAATTTAATTTTCTTATAAATCTTCCTATCGTTGGTGCTAGTCCACCTGGATTTTCAGCTAAAGGTCTTCCTTTAATAAAAGAGTAAACCATATCCATAGCTTGAATTTCATTGTTCATTTGCCATTCATTCCATTTACCTCTTAACCCAGATTTATTTAAATTAGGAGAGTTTGCATAGTCATCTAAAACTTGTTGTCTTAATCTAGTCCAGTCTCCTCTAGATTTAATTCCTTTTGAAGCTAAAGCTATATCACCTGTAACTGCATGAAGATAATTTAGAAATAATACTTCACCATTGTTTTCTAATAAATCAGAAAAATTCATTTTGCCATCAGTATATCCTTCATCAAATTTAATTCTTCTTTTTAAATAAGACGCACTTCCGGCACTTCCTGCTGGAACTTTAAATAAACTATTTACAATACTATCAATTTCACTTTCATCTAATCCGTGGTCTGCTAAAGTTCTTCTAAACATTTCTCTTTTTTGCATAGAAGTAACAATAAAGTCTAAATTAATTCCACCTCTAGTCATTCCTGATTTTTGAACAATTGTAACTAAATTTTCAGCAATAACCATTTTTTGTGCATTAGTTAATGGTTTAGATTTTACACCTCTAACCATAGTATCTTGCATAGCATTAACTAAGAAAGTTTTTAGATATTGCAATCCGTTAGGTTGCTCTAAAACTTTTTGCATTTTTGTTGGGCTGTATTTTCTGTTGATGTAATTAAAATTTTCAGCAACATTTTCAGCACCTTCAATACCTGATTGTTTCATTATCTGTAAAAGAGAATCATAATTTGTATTCATTTCATCTCTCATAGCGTCTACAGCTTTTCTTGAAGCTTGTGTATTATATCCTAATTCATTAACAGCTAATCGTTCTCCTCTTTTAACTCTAGCCCATAAACTTGCGAACTCTTCTCTTACAGCAGGAGTATTCATACTTGCCATTTTAAATCTACCTAAAGCTTTTTGTTCTAATAGCCAAGCTTTAAGGTGTACATCATTTGCTTTATGAAATGCACCCATATATGTATCTTGTACAATAGCTTTAATTTCACTAACAGCTACAGGTCTTACATAGTTTGCATTACCTGCTTTTGGTGTAGAATCTCTAACTAAAAGATTAGCCATTTTTCTCATAGTAGGATTAATGTCAGATGACATTGCTGCGAAGAAATCAAACCTAGCCCATTTTGAAAATGTTTGAGGACTTAATTCCATATTTTTTAATACATCAAAAGAATATGCCTGACTTCTTAAAAATTCTTTTGCTGCGTCTTCAGATTCAAAAA